CCCAGAGGTGGCAATAAACTGAGTTTGCATGGTTCTTGCACGTTCTGCAGCAAGACCCATTGTTTCAGCGAATAGAGCACTATTACGGTTAAATTTTGCATTAAAGAAACTACCTAAAGTTCCTTGACCTTTTTTAAGTGTTGAGTCAAGTGCTCCTGCAGCAGTTTGCATTTTTACTGTTTCAGCAGTAAAGAATCTACTTGCATTAATTACATCTTTTAATTCAGATGAATACTTTGCAGCAGCAGCAGTTTGAAAAGTGTTACCTTTGTTAATTGCAAGATTGAAAGCATTAATTTGTTGTTGTAATGCTTTTAATTCTTTTGCAGCATTGCCAGTGTTGATTTCAATATCAACTATACCCTTGACAACTTCAGCCACTAATCAATCACCTCGTAGTCTAATCCCTCACCGATACCGAATCCTGCTTTTCTTGCGGCATTGCCTTGCAGTGATACTATATCGTTAGGGTCAGTGGTCTTTCCACCACTAAAGGCTTTGGCTTTAATTCTTTCCCAAGCCTCTTGACCTTCAGACGAATTATCTTTATCCATATCTACGCCTTGAAGAGCAGCAAAGAATTTTCTATCTTCATGTTCTTGCTTGCTCTTTGCGTTTAGTATTGCTACTAACTCAGGCATTGATATAGAGTCTTCCATGTCTTTATAGTTCTTCCAGAATCCTAAAAGAAATACTTTAGACTCTATCTCGGCTAGATCTAGTTCGTCCCAACTAGAGCCGCCGCTAGTGCGTTTGGGTCGTTCAACTTAATACCCGCCGCCACTTCGATGATCTTATAAACTGTTGGAAGATCAATAATTTCTTCAAACTTTGCTGGATCAGATAGTTCTACATTATATTGCTTCATTGCAATTGCTGCACAACTTACTAGTAAATCCATAGATTTGATATTATCTTCTGCAATTTTTGGATCGGAAATTTTTTGAAACTCTTTCATAAATTCTCTTAATAGAGTAATTTTTAAAGGAGCCATAGTAATTTTTGTTCCATTTTGTAGTTCAATTTCGACTGGTTCATAAACACTTGTTGCCATTCAAGCCTCCTTAAGACTCATTAAAATTATAGCACAAAACCCACCCCCTGTATAGGGAAGTGGGCTAAGTGTTTATGAAATTATTGTTTAGACTGTGCGGTCAACAATTTTTCCGTAAGATCCGTTAGATGCTGAAAGCAAGCGGAAAGTTACTTCAAACATTGAAGGTGTGTCACGTTTTGCTGATACTGTTACACTTTCGATTGAAAGTGCACGGTTTGCAACGTAAACGCGTTCCTTAGTAACGTTTGGGTCACCTGTTCCTGGACCTACTGCAACAAGAGCACGTTCAACTGGAACGTCACCGATGTCACCAGATTTTAGTTCTAGTGTTTCGGTTGATCCTGATGTTGTTTTATCTGCCTCTGATGCTGCGATTGCTGTAATCAAGTTGTCCAAAGTTGCTTCAGCGAATGCTGTAACTAAACTTACGGACATACCTTGCTTATACAGACGTGCAACGTCTAGCAATTGGTCTACTTGAACTTCACCAAAGTCTGGTTGGAATTGTAATTCCAAACCATTCATTGTGTAGCCTACGTTTGTAAATGCTGTACATGCACTCATTGTTGTTTTGAAGTCGATTCCTGCTGAGAATGCTGGGACTCCTGTAGTTGATGCAGATGAAAATCTGTATTGTCCTACGGAATCAAAGTATTCTAGAGAATCGTCTGCAACGAATAATGCTGCTGCACCTACGATAATTTGCTTAGAATTACCACGATTATATGCCATATTTGTTTCCTCCTCTATGATTTTTTTTGATAGTGGGGGCGTTCCTCAATACAATTATAAGTCTTGTTTATCGGTAGTCTGATATTGTATGATAGTCAGCCTTAATTATAATATCTCCAGAAAATACATTTCTTTGGTCATCTAAGTTAGTAGCATCTGCCATATATGTAGTTTCATAGGCATTTACACAATGGAAGTAAATTTTTTGATCCCCGCCATAAGTGTCTTGCATCCAGGCATTTATGTCTTCTGCTGCTGCATCGTCTCTATCTATAATTTCTAAAAACTTCCACTTCAAAGCCATAAGGTCTGCAAGGTTTCCATGACTTAACTTTACTCTAGACTGAACACCTTTAATTGGATAAAAATATTTGTATTGTCCACTTCTTTGTTTAATAAATTCATCATGAACAATAGATACCTGTTGTGGGTTTGTGAGTGTATTAAATGGTAAAGCATCTGCACCAGAATTAATAATTGTTAATGGAACAATGGGGCTAAGTTTATTTCCTTCTTGATCAATTATCTTATTTAAATAATCAAACTCTGGCAATTGAATAATCTCATCAAATGCATACTTTAATATGTTTGCTGTTGGTGTGAACAACATCACACTTGCTGCACTATAAGCCAATTTCATCATCTCCTGGAACACTGTTTATCCACTGAATAGCAGCAGCCTTACCAGCGTTTTTTGCACTACCACTTCTAATTGCTGCTGAAAAGTTTCTAGCATATGGTTTAGGTTTTTGAAAATGCTCATAAAACTTTATAGATCTTAAGTATACTTGAGAAAAGTATGAAGTATAGAATTCATTGAATGTTCTTACGAATGATCCTCTTACTGCTTCTCCACCAGGATTTTCAATAGTGATAGGACCCTTTCTAAAAAACTCTTTACCGTCAATTTCAAAAAACAAAACTTCTGCATCTCTTTCTTGAATAGTTACTGACTGTCCATCTTCCATAACCTCAGCCTTATTATAAAATGGCTCACCACCACTTTTAGGACTAGTATTTGATTGAGTAAAATTTGCACTAACAACAGTACCGCCTTGACCAGATTTGATATTAAGTTCTACAAGTCTTGCAAATGGGTTTCCAACCTGTCCCCATTCATATATGTGATGAAGCATCTCAGGGTGCATTCTAGCCACACCATCTAGGTATTGATAAAAAGCATTAACACTTGTATTAGCCATCTTCAAGGCTATCTTATTTTTACTTTGTTTTGTTTCACTTAAAAATCCATCTGAGTATTTTACAATATTATTTATTGTTCTAGTTAGTTTAACTGTATCAAATTTTACGGCTATAGAACTCATTAGTATAGTACCTCGTTTTGTCTGGTTGATCTTGCAAGGTATCCACGGTAAAACTCTACTTCATGAAATCCATTATATGATGGGACAAAAGTTTTTAATTCATATTGAGTTGCCTTTTGATTCTTTTCTAACCAAACTATTTTGCCAGCAGGGTCTTTTACATTTGTTAACAAAATTTCAGTTATTGAGAATATGCTGCCATTCTTTTTCTTTTGAACATCTTCATTAGTTCTTAAAAGAACATCTGAGTTATATTGAAACATAGGTCCACTATTCTTTAATTCTCCAGTAAGAGTCTTATCTGACATAGAGGATATAATTGAACATTTGATTGTTCTATCCAATACCCAGGTTTTTTGTATAACACCTAATTCATCTTGTTTACTTTCTGCATAATACAATTCAGCAGACATAGGGTAGTAAATATCTGTTAATCCAGAAGCACTAAACATTTAGAACATCCCGACACGAATGGGTCTTTGATATTTTTCCAGTATTCTATCTACTACACGGTTGCCTGTGCTGGCTGTCCAGTTTTTAGCAAATTTAATTTTAAAATCATCATTATCAAATGATTCAATATATCTATTAACATACTTAAGATTATCTGTTGCAATGTCTTGGATAAGCATGTCTGCTGCATCTTGAATATCTTGAGGAATAACCTTCCATCCAAAATCTGCATCTACTAGGTATTCATATCCATCATAAAATTCTAAATCAAGATATCTATCTCTCCAAACCCTAGTATAGTTTACTCTATTATTGCCATTTGGTAGGTTTTGAACTATTGCACTTAGTTGTCTTTTGTAAACAAACTCTTGATCATTATTATTTAAATCATTATCACGTTCAAACATTACCTCATTGTTTTCTAAAATACTATAAATCTTTCCAGTAATTGGTTCATCTATCAAAAGTTGATCTGAGTTATCTCCAATAAATTCTTTCTTTTTACGCATATATTCAAACCCGCCAGTATGTGAATCTATGATATATCTTGCAAGTCTTTCATATTCAGTGGCCTGAGTATTTGTAACTTTGAGTGCTGTTACTATTGAAGATATATTAGTATAAGGTCTTACAATATCTATATTAAATATTTTTACTAAATCATCATTTGATATTTTTTTAACAGACGCAGCAAGTTTTGCTGTGTATTCTTTAAAGTTTGAAGGCATTGTAAAGACTACAGTTCCAGATACATTAGATGTTGCCGATGCTGAATATTCATTGCCAGTAATTAAATCATTTAATTCTATTAAGTAGTTTGTGCTTGCAGTTAAGCCTGTAACGGATGCACTTAGTGAACCACTATTATAATTTAAAATTTCCATGTGTGCACCTCTATTTAATTATACTATAAAAGAAAAGAGAGGGACAAATAAATGCCCCTCTCTAATTGGTTTAAGGATATTATCCTTGCATTCTTGCTACTGCTGATGTTTCTTCGATTTGTACACCAAAGCGTAAGAATACTGTATATTCTACAGTGTCTTTCTTTGGTTGGAACTCACGATGAACTGTAATGTCTCTTTGGAAACCCCAAATACGATTTTCAGGGAATGTCAAAACGACACGGTTTGCAGGCATCAAAGGAACTTCCAATAAAGGAAGACCTAGAACGCGGTAAGCGATAGGTGCACCAACAAGTTGTGGTTCTGCTCCACCAATAACTCTTTCAACGATTCTTTCGCTGTTTAAGTTACCGTTAGATCCAAGACCATTAATGATGTCAGATACTGTTTCTGTATCTGCATAGAACTTCATGTTAGCACGAGATGCACGATACTTACGAGGCATTGCTAATACCAATGCTTGTAAGGATTCGACAGTTGTACCGTATGTTGCACTTGCACCATTATTTTCTTTTGTTGTGAAGCCTTCAAGGATGTTAAGGAATGCGTTTGAGCCCGCTCCTGTACCATTGATTGCAAGATCTTCAAGATCGTTTGCGAATGCACGAGTCATTACGCGAACTAAGTGATCTTCTAATCCAGCACC